TGCCCACCGCTACGATCAGCGCGAGCTTCATCGCGATTTCGCCAATGCGCGCAAGAATAGCCGTAAACGAAGTGCCCGCCGCCGCCCGCAATTCGTCGGTCAACTCCCCGCTCAGCGCCTTGAAACGAGCACGCGCCGCATCGGTCATCGGCACCGTGGTCAGCACCACAGCGGTCTGCGGTCCCGAGGTCGTGCCGGCGAGATTGCCGCGCTGCTGTCCCGGACCAGACGCCAGCAGTTGCAAGCCCGCGATCAGGTCCGGTGGCGGAGTACGAAGCCCGACAGCGACGTTTTCGTCGGGGTAGTCCTCGTCACTGGGCAGGATCAGGAAGCGGGCGAGCGAGCCGTCCACCACATTGGCCCCTTGCAGCGCGCCCCAGAAGTGCATGGGGGTCGTGGTGCCGTAAACGCAGAGGCAAGGCTGGACGATGTCGCGCCGCTCATTGGTGCCGTCGCGATTGGCATATTCCGCACCCAGGAAGATCCCACCTGCCGAGGTGTAAAGCTCGGTCATGTTGTCGAGGATCTCGGTGATATGGCGCGGGCTGCGTTTGCGGTCTGCGGCTGCCGAAAGGAACATGCCGAACTCGTCGATCTGGAACAGGATCGCAGGCTGGCGATGCAGCGCAGTCAGTAGCCCGGCGCCCGACGCGATCTTATTGCCGCCCAGATGATTGGCGAGCCCGGCCTCGAAAAGCACCTCGTTGATGATTTCGCGAGAGTGGTTCTTGCCCGAGCCACTGTCCGCAATGCCCACCACGTAGAGGTTCGACCGCAGGTTGCTTTCGGTACGGTAGAGCCGCCCCATCAGTGCGCCGATTGCGCAGAGGCTGGCGCCAAGCGAGAGCAGCGGCTGAGGCCGGCGAGCGGTCGATAGCATGTAATCAGTCAGCTTGCCGACCAGTCCGCCCGGGATCGTCAGCGCAAATTTGGGCGGCGGCGCATCCTCAGTAGCCGGGGCCGTGGTATCGAGCCGGGCTAGCAGGCCAGATGCCGGGTGAATTTCATCCCCAGGCTGGCTGCCGTCGAGGACCAGGCCTGGATCCGGCTTCCAGCCCCGTTCCATGGCAAGGTGGTAGATCGAGCCAGCACCAATGCGGTCCGGGCGGAAACTGCCCCATGCCTTCTCGGTCGTAGCGGCGACGTTTTTCACAGCCTGATCAGACCAGCCCGTGAACAGGTCCTTCCCGTCCTCGCCAAGCGCGCCCTTGATCGCCATGCCAATCCGCACCCAGCTGTCGTAGTCGAGATCGCTGTTGGGCAGATACTGCAGCGCGGCGCGAATAGCGTCATGCGTCCCGGCTTGGGCATGCGCCGGAACCGCCGGTGCTCTGGCAGAGACCGAGGTCAGACTGGATGGCCGCAGTTCGGGCGGGACCAGGGCCAGCGCTTCTTCCATGAAGGCGGCGGCCATATCCGCGTCGATGACCGGCAGGCTATCGAGATCGAGTTCGGACAAGCCTTCCTCGGGCCAGGCGTAGGGCTGTCCGGTATCGGGATGATCAGCGTAAGCCACGAACTGCTGGCCAAGGCACAGCACCTCGAGCGGGGCCCGGCGAATGCCGCGAAACGGCGCACTTGTTCGGTAGACCAGCAGGCGTTTCGGCGCCCGGCCAATCCGCAGCGCCGGGGTGTCGCCCAGCCTGGTGCGGGCGAGCTGCTCAATCCGGAGCGCAAGGTCCGGGTCTGTCAGGATATCGATGTCGACGGCAGCCACGCCGCCGCCGACAATGCCAATGCCGCAGTCCGGCCATGCAGACCATGTGGAAACCTCGACCTCGGTCGTAGACCGCTCAGCATGACGGTTCCATTCGGGATAGTCGACCCATGCGCCGCGTTGATACCGGCCCGGCTTCTTGCCGCCGGGCGCGATGGGCAGGATAGTATAGCCGTTGGCGAGAAGGCGCGAACCATGGCGCGCCATGAAGGACGTGTTCATCAGAAGGGGCACTCCGACAGGTCGGCGGCAAGCTCGCGAAGGTGGTCGCAGTAACCGGTGATGAGATGCTCGACGAAGGCGGACCACTCGGCGTCAGTCAGTGCCACAAGGTCGGTCTTGCCGATCTTTTCGAGATAGCGGCCACCGGCCTGGCCGCCTTTGACCATGGCGGCCTGTTCATTGCGGCTGGTGTTGATCATGCCCTGCCTCCGGTGACAGAGTTCCTGGCAGACACGGCTGCAAAGATACTTGCGGCTTTCGTCCCGGCGGGGATCGGAGACCCGGTAGTGCGGGACGAACCAGCCGAAGCCGCGGGGTTCGCGATGGCAGACCGAGCAGAGCCCGGGGTTGGCGTATGGCATGTGTCGAACCTTGCCTTGGTGATTTCGGTGTAGTTGCCCGACGGGCGCACAGCGATGTGGCTGGGGCGGCGCAGACGGTGGACCAGCTGGAGAGCCGCATAGACCGAGCGCGGCACAGGAATGCCCGGCGCCCGTTCACGCCACCATGCCTCGGCCTTGGTGCGGGGGTAGCCAGTGTGCTCGAGACAGATCCACTCGTGGTGCCAGCCAAGGCCGCACTGATAGGTGACCTTGAGCGAAGGGCGGCCACCCGGCTTTTCATGACGCTGGTAGGAGATGTTGGAGACCTGGAGCCATTGCGGCCCCTTGGGCTTACCGGACGAAAGCACGGCAAGTGTCGACGCGGTGGGCGCCAGCTTCACCTGGCGGGCCGGGAAGAGATAGCCACAATCCGGACATTCCAGCGCCGCAGCGGCGACGATGCTGTCGCAATCCGGACAGAGCTTGACCGGCGCGTCACCGTCGCCCGAGCCCGGCCGCTTCGGCTTCACGAGGTCGATCGGGCCGTGACGTTTCACGTTGCCGGCGAAGTCCAGGACGAGGCAGTTGTCCTTGCCTTGCGCCAGCCGTGTGCCGCGCCCAGCCATCTGGACGTACAGTCCGGCCGACTTGGTCGGGCGCAGCATGGCGATCAGGTCCACGGCCGGGGCGTTGAAGCCGGTCGTCAACACCCCCATTGATGCCAGCGCGCGGATCTTGCCGGCCTTGAAATCGGCGATGATGCGGTCGCGCTCGTCCTTGGGGGTATCGCCGAAGATCGTGGCGCAACTGATCCCGCACCGGCGGAATTCCTCGGCAACGTGGGTCGCGTGACTGACGCCCGAGCAGAAGGCCAGCCACGACTTCCGATCCTTGCCATAGACAATGATCTCACTCACGGCCGCCTTGGTGATGGCGTCCTGGTCGACCGCCTTTTCAAGGTCGCGGGCGATGAACTCTCCGCCGCGCGTACCGACGCCAGTCACATCGAGCTTGGTCTTCGGCTGCTTGGACATCAGCGGGCTGAGGTAGCCAGCCGTGATCAGGTCGCGGACCGACACCTCGTAAGCGATGTCGGTGAACAGCGCGTTTTCGCCTTCATGGAGCATGCCGGAGTCGAGGCGATAAGGCGTGGCAGTCAGCCCGATCACCTTGAGCTTCGGGTTGATCGCTTTCATGGCGTCCAGGAAGCGGCGGTACATTGTGCTCGCCTTGCCCGGGATCAGATGGGCTTCGTCGATCAAGATCAGATCACAGTGGCCGATTTCGGCCGCGCGGCGGTGGATCGACTGGATGCCTGCAAACAGGATGCGCGCTTCGGCATCACGGCGACCGAGGCCAGCCGAGTAGATACCGGCAGGTGCTTCCGGCCACAGGCCCAGCATCTCGGCATGGTTCTGAGCGATGAGTTCACGCACATGGGTCACGACCAGAATGCGCTGATCGGGCCAGGCCTTGAGGACCCCGTCGATGAACGAGGCCATGACCAGACTTTTGCCGCCAGCGGTCGGGATGACGACCAAGGGATTGCCGTTCTTGTCTTCGAAGTAGCTGTAGATCGCGGCGATTGCCGACTGCTGATAGGGGCGGAGCTTAAGCATTTGCGGCCTCCTTCTGGCGCGCGTCGTTCAGCCAGTCGGAGCCGTCGGCCATGCGGTAGGCGACGAAATCCTCACCGGCGTCGGTGACGGTTCCGGGGACGAGATCAGGGATGAAGAGATGGCGAGCGCAGGCGCGGCGCTGGTCCCGTGGATCAAGCTTGCGGTCATGACGGGCGCAGTGCCAACCGCCCTCGACGGGCGTGGAATGCAGGCAGGTCCGGCAGTTCACCGCAGCCGCATCGCCGGCGTGGCAGGCCGCATGGTGCGAACACATGCGGCACTCGAACCAGGTCGGATCATCGCTGATCCGGGCCGGCGGATGCTGGGCATCGATGGTGCGTTTGGCCTTGTCGAGCAGCCGGGTTGCGGCTTCAGGATCGGCCTCGATCCGCTCGATGTGCAGTGCGTCCGTGTCCTTGCAGACCGCAATGTACATGGCCCGGGTCAGCCCGGTCAGGTGCATATAGGTCAGCATCTGGGCGGTGTGCTGGGGTTTCGATTTCACGACCCCCTTGGCGACGAGGTCTGCGAAGCTCTTGACCGAATGGGTCTTGAACTCGACGACGTGCCAGGTCTTCGGCGCCTCCAGCAGGCCCAGGGCCACGCCATCGAGCGAGCCGCCGAAATGGCCGCCATGGGCTTCGACCCGGAACTGGCGGCCAGTCTCGGGATCGACCTCCAGCACCGTGGCACCGGTAGAACGCAGGTTCGCGACGATACGGTCCTCTTCGCGCTGCCCGGTCTCGAACAGGCGAAGCATGCGGCCGGAAAAGCGCGAAAGCGTGACCCAGCGGAAATCGAACCACAGGGCCCGGGAGCACGGCTTGCCGATCAGCGATGCGCCGAGGTGTTCGCGAAAGCCGTCACCCTGGCGGTTTTCGTATGCGGCATAGATCGCCGTCAGAGTGGGCGTTGGCGGGGTGGGAAGTTCTGCCATCACAGATCCTCCGCTTCGCTGCGGGCCCGCGCTTCGGCGAGTAGTTCAGCCCAGACTTCGGGATCGTGGCGTTCGCGCAGGATCTCGATCAGTGCGTCCTTCATCTTATTGCGGCGGTGCCAGCCGCTGCCATCGGCGAGCAGTTCGGCACGCTCGCGGTAAAGGTGACGCTGCGCGGTGCGGGCGCGGTTGAACCACACCGGGTCGATCGGTTTTCCCTGCGTCTGGCGGGTCAGATCGGCGGTCGCGATCTGGGTGCGGATCTTGGCGATTGCGTCGTCGAGTTCGATCAGACGGCGCTGTTTTTCAGGCAAGCCGGGGGCGTTCGCGGCCACAGGGGCCGCGTTGAGCGGTTCAGTCATGGTCAGTCTCTTTGTCTGGCTGAGGCCGCCGCGATTTCCCGCAGCGGCCTGCAGAGGTCAGCCGTTACGGTTCCAGGGTGCGGATGCGGGTGCGGCAGGGGGCTGCGTGGCCGCAGGCGCAGCCTGATAAGCAGGTGCCGCCGGCGCCTTTTCCGGGACGAGGTAACGGATGGTGTTTTTCTCCGAATAGCCGTCCTTGGGCGGCTTCACCCCGACCTGGATTGTCATCGGAACCAGGTGCAGATCGACACTGTCGTTGACCTGCAGCTTGCCGGTTGCGTGGCAGATGGCCGACAGCGTGCGCTGCGCGATCTCGACCGTCTGCGGGTTCGAGTTCACGAGGTTGAGCTGGTCGAACAACTTGCGTCCCTGGTACTGGCCCTCGATGATGTCGAGCATCAGCCAGAGGAACTGGCCCATGCCGTTGCGGGTGACGCGCATTTCGCTCTCGACGATCTGGGCGCGGTACTTGCCGGCGGGAAGAACATCGTAGCCGGTGGTGGGTTCGATGCCGGTCGCATCGAAGGCGGTGTCAAAACGTGCCATGGAAAATACTCCGGATCAGGACTGTTCGGGCTGAGGCATGGCCGCGACGAAGGCTTTCCAATCGAGCGGAAGCGTGTCGGGCAGGCCGTAGCGGTTCTTGGCGAGGAAGGCCGGACGCTCGGCGGTGTGCAGGACGCGCTCACCGGAGCCGAGTGCCCGAGCTACCTTCTTGTTAAAGCCAACATCCGCCTTCGTGATGGACATGCGGTAGTTGGCAAAAAGCACGACATCGCAGTGCTCCT